CCACTGAATACGGCTGGCGGCCGATCTGCTGATTTCGCAGCACAATGCGCACCCAGCGCGGTGCGCAACCACAACCCTCCTACCCTCGTGGAAGTCATGAATCCCACCATGCCCCCCGTTTACCGGGGACTGCTCAACACGCTGGCCCTCACGGTGCTGGCTGGCGTTGTCGGTCTCTGGGCGCTGCAGACGCTCACTACCCCCACAGCATCGCCACCGCCGGCCGTGCTGCAGAGGTGATGCAATCCCGCTGCATCGGTTGTTGTTGAGCAACCGTTCTGATAACCATGGTGTGGGCCGATCCCTCGGCCCTTTCCCGCCGCATCACCACCATGCACAACCAGGCCCCTGCCATTCCCCCTCACCTGCGGACCCCGCGACGGATCACGATCACAGTTCCGTGGTCGATCTACGTGTGGCTTGCTGAGCAATGCGAGCGCGAGGGCCGCAGCCTGTCGAACCAGGCAGCCCGCACCTTGCAGGCTGGCGCCGGAATCCGATGAGATCCGGAAAGCTCCACCAGCAGCCATTACGGCCTGGTGGAGCTTCAGCACCCAATAGATGATCCCAAGCTGCCGAGCTATCAGCATCCGGTGTTGCGTGAGGTTGCAGGCGATTTGCAACGCGCCTACGACGCATTCAACATGATGCGAGGGGTGAAGGAGAGATACCTGCCGCAGGAATCAAAGGAGCCACCTGAAGCCTATAAATCCCGCTTGGATCGCTCCGTCTTCGCTGACTTTTTCAGGGGGTCGATCACGGCATTCGCTGGTGTGCTGTCCAAGTACGAACTTGTGGACGCACCACAAACGATGCTGGACGCGCAGAACAACATTGATCGGGCCGGCAACAGCCTTGCCGCAGCGCTGATCAAGGCCGACACCTACGCCCTGCGCGATGGCGCTGTGGTGATTCAGGTGGACATGCCACAGAATCAAGCGGTCAACAGAGCTGCAGAGATCGCCGACGGTATCAGGCCCTACCTGATCCTGCGCGAACGGGCCAGGGTGTTGAACTGGTTTACCACGATCGTGAACGGGGTTGAGACCTTGGATCAGGTGACGATCCTGGAACTCAAGGAAGTCAGGGATCCCCCTTTCGGTGTGAAGACCGAGCCTCGGTATCGCGTGATCACTCGCGAGGGCTGGCAGGTCTACGAAATCAAGCGAGTTGGCAGCAACCTGGAAGCCGTCCCAGATCCCGATGACCAGGGCTCCTATCTCGGCCCCGGCGGTGAGCCGCTGGCTGTAGCGCCAGTCATCTGGTACTCGCCAGATGGAGACCTGTTCGGCAATGGCGCCATGCTGCTGCGCCAGGTTGTGGAGCACTCCATCGAGCACTTTCAGCAGCGTTCAGACCTTCGGGAGAAGACCCACAAGTGCGCGATGCCGGTGCCGGTGGCCATGGGCCTGACACCGCCCGCCCCTGGCGAGCCGCCGCGTCAGCTGGTGCTGGGGCCCAACAGCGTCGTGGAGCTTCAACCCGGCGGATCCTTTAATTTCGCCGAGCCATCGGCCAGCAGCCTGGCTGAGCAACGCGCGCAGATCGCTGAGGTGGAGAAGCTGATCAGCCGCCAAACCCTTGGCTTCCTCTATGGCGACCCTGGCGCCACCAAAACAGCCACACAGGCCGGTCTGGAGGGGGCTCAGACCGAAGCCACGGTGGAAAGCGTGGCTCAGCAGAAGGCGTCGATGGTGCAGAGCCTGATGAAGCTCTGGTGCATGTTCACCGGCGAAACCTTGTCGCCTGATGCTGGCATTCAGATGAGCGCGACGCTGTTCGAGCCACCGATGACGGCAGCCGACACCGACGAAATCCAGAAGCTGACCGGCGGGGCCACCCTGCTGAGCAAGCAGTCGGCGATTGAGGAGCTGATGCGCCGTGGCCGCCTGCGCCTAAACACCACGGCGGAGGACGAGCTGCAGCGGATCCAGGACGAGGAGCCGCCGCCGGCTGACATGCCGGACGTGAATGCAGATGGAGGCCTCCCTCCGGAAAGCTAAGCCGTCCGCTCACTCCATCCATGAGCCTCGAAACCCTGGAAGCCGCGATCCTCGCGGAAGTCACTGCCGAGTTTGAAGACAACAAAGCTGGCGCCAGCCTGCCTGAGGTCGTCTACGTGCTCGACAAAATCAAGCACGACCTGCACCTCAGCGTCGCCGTTGATGAGGATGAGGATCCCGAAGGCGATGAAGGCGATGATGAGGACGGGACCGAACTCGATTTCGAGTCTTGATCTGAATGGCTGACCCCCAGCTGCCAGAGCCGAGGCGAATCGTTGGCGTCGTCGATGACTTCGCCAAGGCCCTGGATGAGCTGGAGAAACGCGCCGCAGAAAACACCGTTGCATTGATCCGCCGGTCGATGCAACGGGTTTTATTTGACCTGCGGCGCCACTACAGCCAATACATTGACGCGCTCGGCCCCCAGGGTTACGACCCCAACCGCAATGCCATCCGGCGGCCCGGGGCCTACTCAGCAGCAGAGGCAACCGCGAAGTTCCGGGCGATTCTTCAGGACGCTCGGAACTTCTTCGGGGAGGCCGAGCTGCAGCAGTGGGCCGCCCGCTATGAGCAGGATCTGAAGGAAGCCGCCCGCCTTGGCGGGAACCTTGGCGCCCAGCTGGTGGCCATGGTGCGACGCCCTGAAGAAGATGTTCCCTTCACCGGCGCCGACCCCTTCGCGATCCGCGCCGCGGCGCTGACGACCTCGGCCCTGATCCAAGGCGAAACAGCCCGATTCCGCGATGCCCTGGTGAACATCGTGGGTGAGGGTGCAACGAGGGGATGGGGGCCCAGCCGGCTTGAAACCCAGATCAGGCGGGCCCTGCGCGGCGCCAAGGATCCGAACGGCATCACCCAGCGGCTGGGGCTGGAGCAACGGGCCGCGATCATCGCCCGGTCGGAGCTGGCCAATGCCTACACCCAGGGCACCCTGATGCGCTCCCGCGAACAGGGCTACAGCTACGTCCGGGTTCTGGCGAGCAACGATGAGCGGGTCTGTCCAACGTGCGCCAGCCGGAACGGCAGGATCTACCCGATTGATCGGGTTCCGGTGCCCTGGCATCCCCGCTGCCGGTGCGTGGTGGTGCCCGCTGCCGATGAAGCGGTGCAAGAGCGCGACAAAGCCCTGCGCGGCGTGCTGCTCGACTCCGAACGCTGGCAGGCAGAGCACGAGCGGGGTGTGGAAGCCTACGCCGAAGGGCAGCACACAGCGCGGCTTGACGGCCTGCAGCGCCAACGCGACCGACTCAAGGATCCCGATCTCATCGACGCGATGGACGCCAAGATCCTGAAGCTGCAGGAACGCGGGCCGGACATAGTGAAGGCCCGCATGGAGCTGGCGCGGGCCTTGCGCACCCCTACCGCATCAGAGCGGCGCCTGTTCCCAGGGCGGACTCAGTCGCTAGGGGAATCGGTGCCGTTGTTTGAGTAGATCGCCGGCAGCATCTCAACATCAGCCGGCAGCCAGTGGGTTAGCGGCCAGACGCCGCGCCAGTTGACAGTGTCCGGCACAGTGGTCCACTTCCAGTGCCATCGCACGATACCGGCCTCGTAGATCTGTGAGCCAAACCAGCAATGGCGCGTGACGTGGTGCCCATAGCGGAGCACCACGCACTCACGATCTTCTGGCTTCCGGTGGTGCAAGTTGATAGGTTCCACGAGCGGTGACAGCGGCGTAGGCACGGGAGTCGGGGCCAAGCGCTCATGGCGTCGACTCCTGTCCACCCTGCCCCAGCATCCTCAGGCTTCGCAATGCTGCCGCTAGATCGGCTTCGAGCTCTGCGATGCGGGTTTTTGCTGTTTCGAGTTTAGTGGTTGCCTCGTTTGCCAGTTTTGCTTCTTTTCTGAGTTCGGTTTCAGCCATCCATAACTCGTTGCCGTAGTGAAGCTTGAGGAGAATATCGACTATGGGGTCTATTGCTAGATAGACAGAGTTCTGCTTGTAAGACGTATCGCGCCCAGTGAAGCGATTCCATCCGTCTTGAAGATATGCGTAGACAGGAGAGCCCTCCTCCCAGTTTGCCTTCCAGAACTTAGGGCTTTGCTTAAGGGAAAGTAGTTGATTGAGAAATTTTTGATCAATAGGCGAGTTTCTGATTATCAACGGGCACTCTACACCAGAATCTAAAAGCTCATAGATGTTTTGTTTATAATCCGGATTTCCTTGGATCTTTGCGCTCTCCGATGTGATGTGGATGACGTGAAACGGCTTTGGTGACATGGCGATGCGTGGCGAAGTGGATTCAAGACCAGGGGCCGCAGCCCCCGGCCGATGTGCTGATCAGAACGGCGCGGTGGTCTCCAGCTCCTCTTCGTCGTCGGACTCATCGTCAGGATCCACCGATGCCGGAGCGGCGGGCACAGGAGCGGCAGGAGCGGGGCAGCTCACCGGGGCCGCCACCTCCTTGCGCAACACCAACGAGTCGCCAATGTGCTCAATGGTGATGGTGTTGCCCTCGCCAGCACCGATCAGGCCGCAGTAGGCCGCACCGATCGGCACCATGCCGGCCTTGGTGACCTTGGCGCGAAAGCTCAGCGGCTTGCCGGCTTTCGCGGGCTTGGTGGGTGGTTGCAGCGTGAGGCCATGGGCGGCCATGTGTGCCTCGTAGAAGGCGGTGTACGCAGGCTTGCCGTGCTTGCGGACGTAGC